CCATAGACTACCCCTTTGTTTTGTAATGGTCGTCCCCATCATGCTGGGGGGCTTGGCCAGTTAATGTTTAAGGGGTCGCCTTGGTCAGTGATGTCTCTCAACGCTTGTCTGTAGGTGCGCCAACTTGATTTTTGAGAGCTTGTTAATGGGCTATCAGCGCCCTGTGTCCAGTCAGAAGAACGCATTTTCCCGTTGCGGGTGGCTCTCACCTCTTTCCAGCGCTCCTCAGTCACCGCCTCATCTGTAATGGCGTCCAAGAAGTCGGGGGACATTTCTGTGCCATCAACAGAAACAATAACTGTTGTGCCGTCCGTTTCAGTGCGGAGGCATTTATATTCAAAGCCTGTGTCCTTACAGTGCTTCGCAAGAGCCAGAGAATATTTTTCAAAATTAGGATTCATCGTGTGACCTCCCAGTACTCAACGACGGTGCTGAAAAGATACAACTGGTCATCAGTTGTGCCGCCAGTGTGGTATAGGTAAAGACGGAGTTCTAATTCGCCGCTGGCATTTAGATAATTGGAACGGTCATCAAGGTATGCAGAAGTCCAAGCAGACGCTTCTATATACCAGTTGGCACCACCGTCGTAGATGTAATTATGATGCCGACGTGGCTCTTCTAAGTTAGTCCATGTGCTGGTGGAATCTCTGTACTGAACCACCATCTCAAAGCCCATATTTCCGTTGTCGTGTCGCGCCCTGCCGTGGTAATGGATGTTGACGACTAGGCCGTTGTTGTCGCTGACGTAGGTGTATGCTGGCAAAGCCTCTTCATAAATACGGTCTGTCTGAGTTGTGCGGTTAGCGCCGTTGTAAGTTCTTTCAAAGTTTACGACTGTACCAGCGCCCCAGTCGTCGCCGAGGTATCGGCCGCCGCCGTGAACTACAATGTCAGTTGAGTTGACTTCAAAGCCTGTGGAGTTGCCTGCCCCACCGTTCACTGTCAGTTGGGTCTGTGCGTCCAAGATGCCGAACTGCCCTGAGTTTACAGAGTAGCCATTCATCAGTTCGTCCCAACCAGAAGTCGTGGGGCCATAAGCATTGCCGACACTGAAGGGACGCGATGCGGCGAGATATAAGTTGTCGTTGTATTTGACTATGTCGTACTTTTCATACTGTGTGGTGGCGTCCCAGTCACCAGCGTAGTTGAAGCTGTTTATAACTTCACTCCAATTAAAGGGGTCGGTTGTCGGGACAGTAAGGTCGGCGTCGCCAGTCTCCCAAGATTGGGTTTGGTCGGCTACCCAAATGGTGTTTTTGTACTTAACCATATCCCCCATGGCATACCCACGCTGGGCATCCCACGCACCGCGATAGGCGAAGCCTTGCGCCATCCTGTCCCAGTCGGCGGGGAAGTTTTCTGGGGGGCGGCTGAAGTTATTGGTAACGGCTATGTATGACGCGCCATTGCGTTCAACTACATCATCCTTAGTGTAGTTGGCCGATGCGTTCCATACGCCTGCCCAGTTAAATCTGAATTTTCCTAAGTCGAGAAGTGCCATAATATCTCCTACGGGTTAGCGTCTTCGTCGACGACGTTTATTGTCCCGCCGATACCAGCAACAGGGTCGGCGAAATAATACAGAGTGTCAGGAGTGCTTGCTGTCACCTTGATGCGGCTAACACTTCCAGTCGCGTTTAGAGTGACGTCAGACAAATAAGTTGTCCCTGTGGCTCCGTTAGCGTCTGTCCCATGAATGCCGTCCGCCACCTCAGAGAAGCGGAACTTAACCGTCGGCCGCTGGGCTGGGTCGTCCCAAGTCATGTCATCCAAACTTGTTGTGTATTCAAAGTCGTAGATATGCCCGCGAACAAGTGTAATGGTCTTTTGCTTTGTTTCGTTTAATGCAAAGACAGCTATGTTGTAGGCATTACTTGGTTGACCGGGGCTATTAGAGTTAGGGACGTACTCGGCTTGAAGGCTAACTTCAAAGCGTGGGTATCTGTGTTCGCCCAGCTTGACCTTTAGGTGTCCGTCACTGGCAAAGTAATATTGCTCATCTGAGCCACCCAAACGCTGAACTTCATAAGCATCTGTGTAATGCTCAATCTCTTTGTTGGTGAAGTCGTTTGTAATGGAAGCGTTCTTGGCAAGGTTAGGTACATCGTAATGGTCAAACGCTCTTATTGAAGTAGAGTCGCCTGCAACATTAGGGTCTATCTGCTGGAAGTTTTGGTAGTTCCTGTTCCAGCTAAGAGTCTTCTCAATGTTGTTTACATAATAAGTCGACGGATGCGGAAGGTCGTAGTCCAAGTCTTCAATCTGGAACTCCCAAAGCGTAGGCATATTCGCGCCGCGTATCTCTATCGTACCATTGTCGGAAGTATAAGAGTTATTCTGGCGGTGGAAGTACATGTTGAACTTACGGTTACGCCCAACAGGGATTTGAGAAGGGCTATTGATAAACACAGAACTAGAGCTATCAACATACTTATTATATGTGTATCTGCCGCCTTGATGATAAGTCCAGCCAGCGCCCTCTGAGAACAAGATAGTAGAGTTCATGGTTGTTTGATTATCAACGCCGCGTGAGTTCTGGTTGGCGAACATAAGAAATAAAGGTTCATCCACGCTTTGCAAGGTGAAGCAAACATTCCTGTCTGTTGTGCCAGCGTTGTAGGCAAGATACTGGCTTACAACGTAACTCCAACGGCTGTTGAGAGGAAGGTACGGAATCTCAATCTGTCCAGCGAAGACAGGGTTGGAGATGATTTGGCCAATAGTTCCAGTCCACCAACTTGGTACAGCCGTTGGGGTTGTCATGCCCCAGCTTGCCGATGAGTCTGCATCTCTATTTATTGGGACTGCGCTTGGTGGGACATCAATCCTAGTGGTAATTGCACAAGGTATGCGCTGGATGCGTGGGTACTCAGAGCGAGGGTCACGGTTTTCCCAACCGCTGTATGTGGAAACAGTTGTTGGACCCGGACCAGTCGTCCACTTGAGTTCGCCGTCTGCGGAACGCTCAAACCCGTGGAAGTAAGTCTCCGACTTAGTTGCTTCCAACTCGTCGGCCTTGGCGTCAATCGCTTGAATAAGTGTGTCGGCCGCAGATACAACTTGCCAGTTGGTGGCTGTGTCTAGGAATACACCTGTGCTACCTGAGTTGTGGTCTGCGTTGGATATGTAAAGATTGTTGTTGTGGGTTACTAGGTCGAGCCGCTTGTAATCAATGTCTTGCGCCCAGTTGCCTCGGAGCCGAAAAAGAAATGTATTCGTATCAATAAACGAACCAGCGACGGCCTGTGGACCCGGCGCATACTGTAGGACGTTTGTTGTGCCGTCTACATTGAACGTAACAAAGCCAGCGTCTACGTTGCCGTTGGCATCGAAGATGTCGTCTAGGAGAGCAGATAGAGGACGGCCGCCCTTCTCAGTGGCCTCCAGATATGTATCAAGAGTGTGGTTGCCTGTCTGAGAGGAGCGGAACCGTATCTGGTCTCCAGTGGGTTTTGTAAAGGCCATACTACAGTCCTTGCTCTTTCATGAATCTCAGCAATTTTGCACGAGTTAAGGTGAACTTGTCGTCCTCCTCATAGCGAGCAACCAAATCTTGTATGGCTCTTTCAGCGGCGGAAACCCTTGGCTCACACTGGCAACCACTGGCTTTGGTTATTTCTTCCAGCAGTTCGCTTTTAATTTTATGTATCTCTCCAGCCACAATCTCAGCAACGTAGGACTTCACCCAATCACGCTGTATGCCCGTCAGTTTTGTTGAGCCTTCTATGGCCTTTGCGTTTGGTAGTGTCATTCGCCCATCCTCTTTAGGTTGCCCTTTTCAATCTCACGTTCCATTTGCTCTTGAGGCATGATGTTCGCACCACGCATCTTTTCCATCATGGATATTTGCTGAGAGGGAGTTGGGCCTTGCTCTTGCTCTTGCTGGGTAATCTTGAACTGTTCTAAGTCGCTGACACCCATAGAACGGATAGCTTCTTCTGCAATCTTGCCGACTTTGTATTCCATGTTCAGTCCAGTCTGGCCCATGACTTGAAGCATGTTCATCCATGTCTCTGCATTGCGAGTTGGCTCAACCGGAAGCGTGCCGTCTACGACTAGGTAGTCGATGTCGCCTTGCAACATGCTGATGTCAAAGTCTAGGTAGTCGTCCTTAATCATGTTGGTCAGTTCGCCGGGGCTATCTCCGCCCGTAATGCGAAGTGAGCCTTCATATTCTAGGGCGTCTTGTAAGTTCCCGACCATCATCCTCACGAGAGGACGCACCGTAGTTGACGACATGATACGAGAAATAACACCAAGTCGTTGAGAGCCAAGCTGGGTAAGACGCTGGATTTCTGTGGCTGTCCGTATGCCATCCGCTGTAGGCATGCCCTGCTGGGCGTCTGAAGCGGCAGATACTCTTTGCTTTAAGTCGGACATAGCGCCAATGTCTTGCCAGTGGCCGCGTGTTACATCTGGTATCTCTGCGATGAACACACCGTCACCGGGCTTTGTACCGGGGAGAGTACGCACAAGCCCCCACGGATTTCTGTCAATTAAGTCTGGGACACTGACAGAGGTCGGGTCTACGAATATTAGGTTGTTTAGAGCCGCCTGCACGTTGTCGACACGGCTACGAAGTAGCCATGTGCTTATTTCGTGTAGAGGAAGTAGTAAGTCGTACAGTGATTGGCCGTATGTCTTGTGGCTGTCGTGGTACAGGCCGCCGATTGTGACGGGGAACTGCCGCCCATACGGGTTTAGACGGCAGTTAATAACCGCGCCTTCGTCCAGAATAGTCACTAGCAACCAAACTTGTTCTAGGTTGTCGAGGCCAAGCTCGTAACCATTGAAGCGTACCCACGCCTCATCGACTATGCGGCTGTCCTGTAGTGTGAAGTGGTAGCCGTTCTCTTGCCCTTGAGGTTCTTCGGGGTTGATTGAAAGGCCACGCCCTTCTTCTTTGAACCAGCCGTGAGCATCCCATGAATGACGTACACCTTCTTTGCGGCGTAGTCCCGGATACTTGGCGACTTTGGGGTATTGGTTAGAACCGAGCAGGGCATTGGTACTCATGTGGTCTGTAAAGACTATGAACTGCATCCTTTCCCAGTCTCCCCACTGAACACGGGGGTCTGGGAAGCATCTGCGCGGGTCAAAGTTCACAATGTCGTTTGTCTTTGTCGTAGCGTTCCACACACACTTAGTCGGAGCGAAGCCGTAGCGGATGGAGTCCAAGAGCATCTGTGCAAGCCGCGCCTCGCCTGCGGTGCGTCGCATGTGCTGGTGCAGTAGGCGCTCAAGTATCATACTTGATTGGCGCGACTTACGATTGAGTCCCTCTAATTGGAACATAGGGTTGCGGCCTGCTAGGGCAGACATGAGGTATGTGAGTACGGTGTCAGCGATAGCGCGTGTATCTGCTACGACTACCTTCTCGCGAAACTTTGTAGCGTTCTCTGGAACCCAAACGTCGTGTGCGCGGTCAGCATCCCGCCAATGGTCGTAGCGGCGAGAGATACGCTCATGAGACATCTTGGTGCAGGCGCGTACATAATCAATGAGTTTGGTCTCTTGGTCGTCAGAAAGCATGTCACTGATATCCTCGTAGGCCATTAAAGGCTCTGCGAGGTTGCTGAGGTCTACGACTACGTCGTTCTTTGAGGGGCTGGTCATAGTCTTATAGCGCATCAGATTTCTCCCCAGCCTCTAAAATTTTCGTCTTTACCAACTTGTCGTTCCCACCATTTGTCGTCGTTGCCTGTGTTAAATTGGGCAGACAATGAAGAACCCATATTGATAGGCGAGTTTAGTAGCTCGCTTGCTTGTCCGCCCATTTTTGATAAAGCGGCAAGCCCCATTGATAAGGCGTCAATCATGTCGTCGTGCTTCCCATTCGGAAATGACTGAGCCTCGTCCATGAAGCTATCAAGCCATAATGCCTCATTCGGTATGAAAACTCGTCCCCCCTCTACAAGAGGCAGTACAGAGTTTAATCTGGAGACCTTATCGGTTCCGACCTTCACGGGAATTACCGACATACCTGATTGAGTTCGTAGCTCTTGAATGAGGGATTGGCCTGACGCTTTGTCCTCGACATACATGCCGCGCAAGCCCCTGCCGCGCCATTTAGCGTTCAAGGTAATGGCGGCACGTTTAAGTTCTGGGAAGTCATACCTCTCACGAACAATGTCCAGAATGTGCATGTCCGCATTGTTGTCCATACCCAAGACCATCATTACGCTGTAGTCAGCGGTCTCTGTTTTCTTAAAGGCGGTATCGCAAGAGATAATGATGGTATTGCAATCTGGCTCCTCTGCCTTTCTCCACCATCCCGACTTAATAAGATTACCACCACGGATATAGGGAGATTGCTGATAGAGTGAGGCAAATTCTCTGGGGTCTAGTCTTTCTCGCTTTTTAAGCTCTTCGATTGGGAATCTGTCTGGCCACAGGGCTTCTTCTCTTGCTTCGTAGTAGTGACGTTTCGATGGTGATACTTTACTGAGTTCGCCCTGCGGTATGAAGCGAGGGTCTTCTTCTGGCAGTTCAGCCACACTCCTCTTGACATTAGTATCCTTACTCCTGATTGCTGGGAAGTTGATGTGCGCCCATGCGCCCTCCTTCCAGTCTTCAGTCTCCATGATACGCCCAGCCAAGTCGTCCGGGTGCCACCGCGTCAGGATAACTATTTCTATTGGTGCCGCGCCGTTTGGCTCTGGTTGCTTACGAGTGGTAAGAGCAGACACATAATATGACCAAGTCTTGTTGCGCTGAGTCGCGCTGTCGGCTTCTTCACGAGCTTTAACGGGGTCATCAATGAGCAAAAGAGTGGCCGCACGACCAGTCGTAGAGCCGCCCATGCCAGTTGCGTAGTATGAACCGCCGAATGTAGTGCGCCAGTCGTCTACTGCTTTGGATTCTTCCGACATATAAAAGTCAGGAAACGCTTGGCTAATGATTGGCTCACGCGCATGGTCTCTTGTCTGACGCCCGAAAGTTTTAGCAAGGTCTTGGTTGTAAGACGTCGCAAGAACATTTCTATTTGGTCGGCGAGCAAGGTAATACACCGGAAAAAGAGTTGACGCCAACCAAGATTTGCCATGTCGTGGCGGCATAGTAATAAGAAGACGTCGGCATCCAAGAGTGTCTTTCTCAAGCCTATCCAACGTGTCAATGAGTTCCATTTGGAAGTCGGCCAATTCAAAATCTGGGTAAAGTGCTTTAACAAATCCATGAAAATTATCCTTCGCTTGAGCTATTTTGAGCAGTCGTTGAGCCGCTTGCTGGGGTGTCAGTGCCATTTTCTACCTCTTCGTATTCTGCTTCGACGGCATCTACTTGCGACGCGATACGTTGCAGTTCATCTATTGTAAGTTCGTGCGCTTGTTTATTCTCAACAGTGTGTTCGTTGAACGAGTGGTGTAAGTCAGGCATGACTTTATTCAGCATCATGCCAAACAGTCTGGTTTGCTGAGCATCCCACTTCTTATTTCCGGCCAGCACCTCGCGCACCTCCGGCATTTGCTTGCGTACAACGTCCAGTACGCTCCGGCGGACTCTGTCGACTTCCAGCGGAGTTACTGCGGGCAGGCCAGTGCCTTTTGTGGAGCTAGGTTCTTTTCTTACGTTAGGCATGTATCTTTTCCGTCACAGTGTTTCCATTTTTTGGTGCGAAATATTTGTTAGTGGGACATGGCATATAGAAAACCCGGCGGCGGGACGGGGGCTACGCCCCCCCTGTTGGCCAAGTCGTGTTGCCCTATGGGCAAAAACGCGACAATCTGTAGTGTAAGTTACTGTATTTGTTATGATTTCATGTCCCTTCTGAGGGCATATTAGTGGTATTTTCCCCTCGTAATTTGAAAACCTACTGAAATCTCTACAATTCAATGGGTTATTGTAACTGTCTGGTAATCATAACAACTGGTTAGAGAGGATGTCGTCCTATACCCCAAAGGGGTATGGGGGGATTAGTTAGTGCCGCTCGGCGTTGTTGCTGAGATGAGGCGAACCAACCTGCATAGGAGGTAATCATGCAGAATACTACACACACACCTGACGTACATTCCGTGACCATGACCGCGATGGAAGCTAACGCTTCCAAGGGCAACGCCATCATAGCTGGCATCGGCTCAATGGCGGCCGCACGCGCCACGATTGCACACGACTCACCGTCCGACTTCGTGACGGCTGTGTCAGCTTCGCTGAAGCAACGCCTTGCGGATTACGATGCCAAGGGTCTCGCGCATAACTCGGCGCGCTTCGCATCAACGTCCAAGGCCATCGCGATGCTCACAGTTGCGCCTGCGCCAATCACACCGCCTGCGCCAGTGCATACTGCGCCATCTCGTGCGACCAAGGCCGAGTTGCAAGCTCAGCTTGCTGAGTTGCAGGCATTCGTGACTGCGCTTACCGCCAAGTAATCACGACTAACCCCAATAGCCCCTCTCACGCGCCGTGCGTGGGAGGGGCTTTTTTTTGTGACTACACCCTGTAGTCGCGCAACCAGCCATAGGAGGACATCATCATGGCAACAGTACAAATCGGCGTTCACACGCAAATCGACGGCATCGAGCATGAACTTGCAGACGTCGTACACAATCACGCAAACCTCGACTTCAATGACGCTCAGTGGGTTGCGAACCAGTCGCTCGTGGGCGACGTCACCATCATGGACGCATCACCAGCAATGGAAGATGCAGTCAAATCATGCGGTCTTGCGGCATTCGTATCATTCACAACGCTTGACTAACTGTGACACAACTGTCACACATATATAACACGACTTAGGAGAGTCATTTATGCAAGAATTTCTATCACCGGACGACTTGGACAAGGTCTATCACGTTGTCAAAGCCGTCATCACCTATCTGTTCGGGAGTTAATCATGAGCAAACGCACACGAATGACAGTATCGCTGTCACCATCACAATACGCACAACTTCACACCCGCAAGTCGCTTGCGCGACGACTGCTGGAAATCTTCGGTTACTTCGCAGTGGGCATGGCTATCTATGGTTTGGTCATGCTAGTCGCCACCAACCTCGTAACTGGTTGTGGCCAAGCGACTTACCACGCAGACAGGACATGGGAGACAGGCACTTGTCACCCTGCATGGCTGTTCCCCGATTCAAAGCAGAGCGTGAAGGGAACGTGGTAGTGAGAGACCACGACATAAAGCGCTATGCAATCGAGTTTTGCATAGTCGCAATGCTTGCATGGGCAATGTGTCCCTGCAACGGAGCGTGACATGGTTGGAAAATATCACGTCATCACCACGCCTCGCGGCTACGCCGTGAGGTGCATCTTAACCGGATACATCGAAGCCAAGTCGCGTACACGCGCACAGGCTGAGCGTATCTGCAATCTCATGAACAAAGGGAGTTCAACATGAAATCGAAAGTAATCTCACGCACCAATCGCGAAAGACTGGCAACCATCCTGACTGTGTTCGCTTGCAAGGACGAGTTCAAGCCCATTATGGACAAGTACAACGAGGCTTGCGACTTGCTGACACCAATACACGATAAAATCCTCGACGACATTGACGCCTTGCCCGACTTGGCCAAGCGATTTGTCAGAGTTCATGTGGATGAGAGTATGGAAGTTGACATGGACAAGCCTGTGTACGACTTGCGTACAGTCTACAACATGGTCAATCCATTCTATGGCGACGAACAACGATACGGACAGATGGCCTTTGGTGATGGCGACGTCATTGAGGTCACGAGTGCGGAGCGGTTCGGCTTCAATGTTGAGCAAGACCAGTTTGATTGGGACAAGTCTCTGTTCCCAAAAGACCGCCATTTTAGTTGCGTCTTTAGCGACATGCGCTACGCGTATGTGAAGTCCAACCGCACAATCTCGTCACGAAGCGGAACCACCGTCCCTGATGAGTACCTAGCAGACTTGCAACCAGCCCTAGCCGCCAAGGCTTGGGCAACCAGCATGCACTGTGCCTTGTCCGACAACATGCGGAGTATGGCTCGTGAACTGACCGAGAACATCGAGACTGCCAAGACTACGAAGAATCTCGTAGCCGCATGGCCGGAGGCCGAGCCATTCGTGGCCAAGTTGTACCCCGAATGCACAGACAGTGGGGTGCAGTCGACTTGCGAGACACCGCTCGGCAACATCATCTTGCGTCACATCAAGCAACTGCCAGCACCAGCACAGGCGGCTGAGTAATGGAAGCATTCGTCATAGACAAAACCAACAGTGGCGACGACTACCTATACGTCGACGTTCCCTCGCATGGTTTGACAGTAATGATAGGCAACGGAGATGACGGCGTCACTGTCGACATGTATCCGATGGCCGAAGTTTGGGATGAACCAATCGCCGCAATCTGGGCGACAACTACGGAAGGAGCAAACCATCAATGAACCGATTTGTCACGAACCTTTGTCCAAAGATTGCCGCGCAAGACCAGTGTGACAAACATCTACGCAAAATGCTTATCGAAGAAGCGCAGATGTTGTCGACTGCACTGCATGACAATCACCCGCACATGTATCGTGACGACTTATACAAGCCAGTCCATCAGGGGCATCCATGCACCCTGTGGGCAGGTGAGTCATGTTCAAACTGGCTGTGGGCATACAAGCATTGGCAAGGTCTTGCCGATGAGTATGAGTTCCGGTTCGGTAATGCCGACCACAAAACCATTCGTATCATGCGGCCACTGTTGCATGAGGTACGAAACCGCGTTGACTTCATGACTTCATGGGACAACGTCAACCACACACCACACCCACAATGCTTTGGCGACTGGCCTCACAAGACTAAGGAGGACTGGCCTGTCACGGCATACCGTTCATACATTCGCGACTACAAAACCACAGTAATGAAGGAGATGAAGTGGACACGTCGCACTCAACCCCAATGGTTCACAAGGAGGCCATAATGAATATCAACAACTATGAATCACCACGACTAGCGTGGCACGAGGCTTCGGCAGTGCTTCAGTATCAAATCTGCAAACTCGTGGCAGAAAACGACAGCTTTGTGAAACAAGCAGTCGAACTCGCACGCAAGGAGCGCCGCATAAACAAGCAATGCCATGCCGTGGCTCGTCACCGCCTCATCCAAGCGAAGGAAGTACGCGATGAAAGTCGTGTTCTTATCGCCAGCCTCGAAACAATGATGAGGGGGGTCTAGCGCAATAAAACCCCGAAGGGGTTTGGGGAGAACAGTGAGTGGCTGTTCTGCCAAATCAACCAAGCATTCAAAGGAGATACACACACATGCTTGATACCATCACAATCGCATCGGAAGCAGTCAAGGCTTCCCACACCACCGACAACACAAGTCGTGCCGCGCTTCGCAAGATTGCTCGCACGGTCATCAACGATAGCAGTGTTGTTACCACCGACATGAAGTCGAACTTCCAAGCGCGGACTGGCGAGAGTTTCAACGGCATGATTGACAAGGTGCATCGCAACGTACTCTTGAACATCATCTCCGATGGCTTGTCCACTGCGACTGGCATCCCTGACTCCATGCAAAAGTGCATGGACAAGATAGCTGAATCTTGGAACGACGACAGCAAATGCCAACCAGCCGAGCGAGGTGGCGGCGTAAGTCGTGGCTATCATAAAGACTTCCAGCGAGTCGAGAATGCTGTCGCTCACATCAATGGTCACGCTGGTAAGCATGACATTCACAAAGGGCTTTGGCGCAGTGACATGAAACTCAACGCCTTTGGTGACGCCATACAGTGTGCGGCTAGTATGATAATCGACCAGTTCGGTTTGCCTAAACCTACGCACTTTGACGTTAATACCCCTGACGTCAAGTCTCGTTACAACATGCGTATCGTCAACCGCATGATGGACGACTTGCCAATCGACAGGAGCAACAACGACCTTGTCGATGGCATACAGGATAACATCTATAGTCGCGACTATGACAATGCGCCAGTCGATTACGATTCACTCAGCACCGCACAGCAAGAGCGTGTCGAAGACCTAACCAAGCGTTACATCCAGATGTATGACATATCTGGTGAGTTGAACGCCGACGATGGCCAACGCCTTGAGAAGAATGAATCACCCAACAACAACAGCATTGTGGTTGACCCCAACCTCAAGCAAGGCGTTGACCTCATGCTCAACCAAGCGACACAGGGTAAGGTGACTGACATCAACGTGTTGATTGAGGGCATCGCTCGTAACACTCAGCTTGAGGAAGAGTTGAGTAAGCTACGCGATGCACAGATGGTGCCTAACTTCGCAACGTCTGGCACTGATGTCGTTGATGAGTCGACGCTGACTTACGAAGTCGTGATGCGTAAGGCCAGTGACATCTTCCTCTCGCCTGCTGGCAAGAAGTCACCCAAGCTAGACTTCGATGTGCCAACGCTAGTCTGGCGCAACGATGCTGGTGATGAGGTTCGTCACCCTATGTGTCCTGAGATTGACCACACCTACCAGTTCCGGCAGTACATGCTCATTAAGTTCTTGTCGGCCATCAAGTTTGGTCACAACTCATGGCTCCACGGTCACACTGGTACTGGCAAGACGACATTCGTCGAGCAGGTAGCCGCTTGGTGTGGCGTTCCAGTCGAGCGACTTAACCTTGACTCGAATCTTGAGCGGGCTGACGTCATTGGTGGCAAAGAGATTGAGGTCGATAACGGTTCGCCTATCACGGTGTATCGTGAGGGTATCTTGCCTCGTGCTATGGCCAAGCCATGTTGGTTTATCTGCGATGAGATTGATGCTGGTCGTGCCGACATGTTGTTCGTCTTGCAACGTGCGCTTGAGGGCAAGGGGCTGACAATCACCGAGGATGCAGGACGTGTCGTCAAACCACACGACTTGTTCCGCTTCGTCGCAACAGCCAACAGTCGTGGGCAGGGTGATGAGTTCGGGTTCTATGCTGGTGTTCGCCCCATGAACATCGCCATGCTCGACAGGTTCACCATGTTTATTGAGGTTCCGTATCTCGACAAGGACGATGAGATGCGGTTGCTCAAGACTGCGTATCCCAAGATGACAGAGAATGAGCGGTCAGAGTTCTGCGAGTTCAGTCAGAAGGTACGTCAGGCATTCTGCAACGGCGAGATTAGCAAGACGCTATCGCCTCGTGGTCTGCACTCAATGGCGAGTTACTATCTGCACTTCAAATCGTTGATGCCTAACGACGAGGCACGACTTGAGGCCGCCAAGGTGGCTGTGATTGATGCGGCCCCGGCTGACAATCGTCACACCATTGAGCAGATGTTCACAACTCTAGTCGGGTAAGGAGGAAGCGATGCCTAGATACGAAGTAACCCGAAGCTATACTGTTATATGCGTAGCTACAGTTGAAGCTGATACGCATGACCATGCAGAAGAAATAGCTTGTGATTCTGGTGACATACACTGGAAAGAATATGATGGTGACTATGATACCGAAGTATATGTAGAGGAGATTGTAAATGACTAAATACATACCAGAAACAGCGGCACTCGACGACGTCGTCATGACAGGTGATGACTTGATGGATGCTACCAGTAAGAACGTGCGGACGTTCTCGACTGACCATGACACTGACTGCATATTCGTCGGTGATGGTGCGGCAACCGATGGTGACACGGTGTATCTGCCTAGTCTGAATGGCGATGCCGATGTGACCAAGCGGCAAGCACTCGTGCTTGGTGGGTTCGCACTGCACGAGACACTGCACAAACTACTGACCGACTTCCGATGGTTCAAGAAGAAGGTCAAGGGCTGGTCGGTATTCACCAAGTCTATGCACAATGCCATTGAGGATGTGCGTATCGAGAATGGTGGGCGTGTTCTATATAATGGCTTGCCCAAACAGGTCGACAAGACTGCGCGTGAGGTCAACCGCAAGTTCATTGATGAAGTGTATCGTGACCGCCCCGAATGCGTGAAAGACTTTGGGGTTATCGGGCCAGTCGCAGTGACGTGGGCGGGCCGCAAGGCGCTTGGCTATGACGACCCATCCAATGAGGAAGCGCTAAGTCTTCTGCCCAATGACATCCGCAAGCGTGTCGAGCGCATCGCACAGCAAGCCATGAAGCTGGATACTGGTGTCCGTGGCATGGGTCAAGTCGACCAACGTGCGGCATTCAATGGATGTAAGAAGGGTGGCTTGCTTGCCGAGCGTATCACCAAGCAGTTGGAAGAAGAGTTGGAAGAGAAACAGAAACAGAAACAGCGTGTGGGAGAAGAAGGTAATGGCACAACGGAACAGCAACGTGATGAGAACGAACAAGGGCAAGAACAATCTGGCACCGGAGGGTCAGAGCAGACGTCAGGCGAGAAGACACTTGGCGAAGATGGAGCGGGTCAAGGCGAGGAAGCAGGCAAGTCTCGCGACAAAATGAAAGACACCGATGGCAAACCGTCCGACAGCCAACAGAAGTCTGGCAATGGCATCGGCAACGGTGGCAACGATACCTACGGTGAGATGGTCAAGGACATCGACCCGATTGACCCGAACATCGACGCCGCCGCTAGTCGTATCGTCGATGAGATAAATCAGTCTGACCCAACAGGCTATCGTGTTTGGTGTCCATCTGCTGATGAGTTGCACACTCGGTACAATGATAACCGACTTAATGGTTTACGCTTTGGGCAAGGCGGTGGTCGCAAGCTGTTCGATGAATCCAAGAAGCGAAGCGGCGGTGCCTTGTCGACTATCCGTCGTAAGTTGGAGCGTGTGTTGCTCGAAGCCAAGGAATCCATGTGGGAAAACGGCAAGCGTTCTGGTCGCATGGATGTGCAACGCAACGCGACTAAGATAGTTCAGCTACGTCCCAATGTGTTCCGTCGTCGTGAGACAGAGCAGGCTGTGAACAGTGCGCTTACCATCCTGATTGACCAGTCGGGTTCAATGGATGATGGCGTCAAGATTGAGTTGGCACAGCAGACAACCATCGCAATCTTGGAAGCCCTTGAGCCAACACAAGTACCAGTCGAGGTGATTGGTCACAACACTGGCGGCGTACCTAATCGCACCGACTACGACAGGAAGAAACGTCAGCAGAAACGCAAGGCCAGTATAAATGCGGCTGAGTATGGTCGTGGCAGAGTTACAGTCGACAAAGATTATGGTCGGTACAACAAGATTGATTACTTCTTGTACAAGTCTTTTGAGGACAGCTTGTCTGTGTGTCGTGAGTCACTAGGCTGGATGGTTCAAACGACTAAGGGTTCCAATGCTGACGGCGATGCCGTCCGGTATGCGGCAAAGCGTTTGCTTCAGAGACAAGAGCCTCGCAAGATACTGTTCGTGTTGAGTGACGGTGCGCCAGCTTGGTACAGCGACACACATGACAAGCACCAATGGACTAGAGATTGTGTTGAATGGTGCAAGCATCAGGGCATTCATGTTGTCGGGCTTGGCATGTTGGATGGCTCGGTTGCTAGTTATTACCCCGACTACATTGTAGTTCACAACATTGATGACTTCGCCAAGACCTACATAAATAAGATTGCCAAGATGTTGCTTGGCAAGGGTGAGATTAACCACGATGCAATGAAGACAGGGGTTCGCCGTGGCACGAAAATGTAGTGGCATCGCTCGTATCCCTGCTTACTGGTTCAACTGGTATCCATACTCACGAAGCACAGAGTTTTATGTGCGTGTGTATTGGCAGTGCCGCAGACGTGGCATCCGCAAATCTAATAAGTCAGACGTGTTAAGGGTGATGCGTCTGGTTGACAACTGTGACATATCTGATACAACTAAAAACATGTGTTAATCAGGAGACTAGAATGAATGAACATACTTTGTCAGGAATCAGGCGAGTTCTGCGTGACATGGCGGAAGCGAATGATGACATATCAATCGCAAATGTTACCGCCTACTTAGGCGGCGGCCACAAGGTCGAGAACATAATTGAAGTAGAGACCGTAGGAGATGTAGCAGTTCTTCACAGCGATGAGGGTTGTTGCATCACACACCATCACATCGACCCGAAAAACATCATCGGGTTTAGCCACGTTAAATTTTAGGAGACACACACATGAATACCATCACAGAAACCATCGTTGATAAAACACTTTCCGATTTGGGTGTAGTCGAATTGCCCAAGCAAACACCTGTCCCAACCTACAACCCTGTACAGACCAGCCGCAAGACCAAGGTTCTTGACGCGAGAGACAAGTCGTGGACACCGAAGACATCACGCGCTGTATCACCAGAGGATTGGAAGAAAGACACAGTGCTTGAGTTGCTTGACACCATTCGCAAGGATGCCTTTGAGGCCAGCAAGGGAGAGGCAGACGCAGTAATATCGCAGAAGCACATGGCACAAATCGTACATCTTGTTGCGACTGATGTGGCCAATGGGCTTGAGCATGCAGGGCTAGTCTATATGGATGGCGAAGCGCCAGCCATGTTGAGGAAACTGCTTACGACTTTCATTACATCGCAGACCAAGCACTATAATGGTTCGATGTACCGCTTCGTTAAGGTAGTCGACAATGGGTAAGGCAACTGCACAGGATGTGGCCTACCAAAACTGGAAGGCTGACAAGGACAATGAGGATAGCAAGAAGACTATCACTCTGCGGAACCATGAAGCATGTATCATCATAAAGCTGGACTTATCGGTCGAAACATACGTCAATATAACTCAAGACATACAAGAGCCAGAGCTTTTGGCGCTTGGTATTTCATGGGCTTTGGAGAATGCGGATTGGAAGAAGAAGATTACGCGGAAGGCGCGTGAGAAACTTCTGAAAATCTGTGACGAAGAAGGGGTGGCATACACCACCCCTTCACACACACACGAAGACTGACCATCACATCAGCAATCGTGTGATTACTTTAACTCAAACGTAACGAGGAGACAATGGATACAACGCAACAAATTGAGTCGCTGGAGTTCCGGCTTAACAAGTTAGAGAAACTTGTAGACTTGATTATTGTGCGCGAAGACAGCCACAAGATTAAGTCTGAAAAACTAGCTAGTCCTTTGGACTACACGTCGAAGCAACACGCCGTCATGCAAATGTTGTATGCGGGAATGTCGACTAAGGAAATGACTGACATGCTGATTGTGAGCGAAGGAACAATCAAGGTTCACATATCTTCCATCATGAAGAAGTCGGGAATGCGAAGCCGCTCCCAAATACCAGCCTTGTATGAGGACTGGTTGGATAGGCTATCGCCTGACCAATACCGACGCCAATCTGGTATCCCGATGGGATGGGCAACAGAGCCAGAGAAGTATGAGGCCGTCACCAAAATGTTAAGGATGAAAATGCGATGACACTAAGACTGAAGAAACAAAACGGTCAATGGTATGTCGATGGCACGATTGCCGGAGTGAGAGTCCGGCAGTCGACCAAGCTACCAGCGACACCGCAATACAAGGCGCTCGCAGAACGCGAGCGTCTAAAACTTGAGAGCGATGCCATACACGGTAGCTTGGGTGGCAATCGTATTAACGTGACATTCCGTGAGGCATGTGACGACTATATCAAATGGAAGCGAGTCGAGGGCAAGTCGACTTCACGCGCTGAGATTTCACTGGATAAAGTTTGCGAGACTCTGGGTTCGGTCAAGTTGCCAGACTTGTCGACTCAGACCTTGCAAGTCTTCGCCGCCGGGGCGTGGCCGGGATGCAAGCCCGGTACAGTTAAGCGCAACATGGGTGTGGTGAGGGCGGTGTTGAACTATGCGGCAAAGGTGAACCAAGGTTACACTGCTCCGCATGTCGAGATGCCCAAGGTGAATGATGCGAGAGACATCCACTTCGACGAGGGACAGGCGACTGCCTTTCTGAATTGGGTGCGTGACGAGTACCCGATGTTCGACATCCACTTCACGACTTTGGTTGATACTGGTGTGCGGCTCAACGAAATGCTTTCGATTCGCTCGACCAGCTTTGGCGATGATGTCGTGCGTATTCGTAAGAGAGTTGCGCTTAGTGGCAAGACTGTGAGCCGAGACATTCCACTGACCCCTGACATGTTAAGGGTGCGTGGGTTGTGTGTCCCGAAGAGGGCAACTGAGCCATTGTTCTTGTCGCTGACAGGGAGTGAACTTAACCCGATGCTTGCGACCAAGACGCTCAACAAAATATTGAAGCTGGGTTGCAAGGCTATGGGCTTACCACATGAGGGCGATGCGGCCATGAGAGTGCATGACCTACGCCATACGTTTGCTTATCTCACAGCAAAAGCAGGGGCAGATATAGGTGACTTACAATATTTATTAGGGCATGAAGACATCAGTCAGACAATGCGCTATAGGGGCTTTATCCAAAGCCGAGCAAGGACTTTTGTTAGTAGCATGCGTTGTGCATGAGTAGCCTACTGGCAGAGAATTGACAAACACGTTTCAAAAAAAATTCAAAAAATTTTCTAAGTCGTTGAAAAGATTGGCGCACTCGACAGGACTTGAACCTGTGACCTCTGCCTTCGGAGGGGGATGAAAACACATCTGTTCGTCCCCCTTTTATTATTTTATCAATCAATACAATAGACTAGCAGACTTGTAGGATGTGCCTCTGGACACAACCGCACACATCTAATGACGTTTTATTGTCCACATTTTTGTGTGACAGATGGTTGACAGTTGTGTTGGTTGTGTCCATATTCAAGTTATAAATGTAACTTGTAGAAGGTACTATCAAATGGCTAAAACAGCACACACAAACCGCAAGACGCGGGTCTGCATCACACCAACCGAAGTTATCAGCTTACAAACTGATTACCGCAACGGCGTAAACCGTGAGAGAATCCAGAAGAAATACAAAATCTCACAGGGTTCTTACTATAAGTATGTAAAGGCCGAGCGAGAGAGAATGTTGAGAGCCGCTCTTGATGGTAAGCGCGAGGCGTCTAGTGTGGCGCATGTCAACGTCATGTCGGCTGGCTCTTACGGCATTGCTTACAATGAACTTGCAATGAAGTCTTCCAACTACCTCAAAGGTATGTCGCTCACCTTTGGCGTGACCGAAGCAGAAATTCTGGATGACCTCGTCAACCTCGCTCTCGATTTGGGAGCAATGGAAATTCATGGCAAGAAGTAAACAGCCAACCGATACACTCAGGGTCGACCCTCTTGTCCGTAGGTTTTTTGAATTAGCTAAAGAACACGAACTTGATTACAGCAACATAGCTTACAAGGCAGGGGTGTCGAGCGAGACTATTTATCGGTGGCAAAAAAGCAACGTGCCAAACCTCGTGACCTTCTCAGCATGCCTTGAAGCTATGGGTTACGAACTCACTATTAAAAACCGCTAGGGGGTTCCTCCCTTGACCCTCGCGGTGGTGACGCCCCTGATGTTTTTCGTCGGGGGCGTTACTGTATGAAGTCCTCTTCAAATTCCACAGCCATCTGAAGCATAGCGCCCTCAACGATTATGTCGGACAGGGCGACTGCACTATCTGTTGTTAAGTACATGTTGATGTCGCCAATGGTTAGAATAATACCATCATGAATTACCTCTACTTGAGGCACTATCTTTATCGGTTCGTTCTCCGAAATCACTGCGGTTGAATGCGACTGCCCGACATAGTCGGATGAACTCGTTGTCATCTAATGTTCCCTTCATCATGTTTGCGGCTTGGCACACCAGTTGGATATTGTCTGGTGTGTAGGGCAAGTCGGGTTCGATACGGTCTATCGAAATGTTGTATGGGTTTTTGATACCTGAACCATCACGGTAGTTTTCCATCTTTAATCCAGACAAGGCGCACTTACCATCTTGCAAGTCGTACTTGTGCCAGACATCTTCATGAGTGATGCCGAAGTGTATGTTGGGGTCGCGCTTCAGTCGGGCATAACGTAACTGTTGCAATGCTCTTTGCATGTAATGCTTCGGGTCGGAGTTGCACTTTCTGTTTCGCGCTGTGTTCTTACAGCTACGGCATTGCGGTTGAACTTTCGGACGACCTCCGTGTCGGCGTGAGTTGTAACTGTAAAATTCTTGTAACGCTAATTTTCTATGACAAGAGGTACACTCTCGTACCTCTGGCAAAACCTATACGGATACCTTCTTGCTAGTCTTGCGGCTTGTAATAACCATCTGCTTGCCTTGGTTCATCATCGGTCTGGGTGCGGCATTGACCGCATTCTGCTGGCAACCTTTGCGACTACAAGTCTCTTTGGTTGGACAGCTATGTCCATAGCAATTCATGTCGGCGTTCCTTTCGATATACATTTGAGGTATCCTCTCGTTGGGATACCTGTTTGGTCGGCGGCGTCTTGAACTATCTCTTGTGTCGCAGGGCGACCAGCTTCTAGGCACTCTTGTTTAGTCGGCCAGCTTTTCCCTGACTCCATCCAGTGTTGTTGACCAGTCGCAAACTGAACCAGTATGACAAACACGAACTCCATATCAGCAGTTCCAAGCCCGACGTGACCAGTAATTGGCCGACAACTTATTCTTCTTGCCCTTGATGCCACCACTGCGGGCGCAGTAAGATTTTTTTCTCGCTGGCTGCGATTTTTTTATGGTCATGTTGGCGTCACCAAAGCGAATGATTTTCTCCTTACCATTCTGGCAAGCCTTGACCACAAACTTCTTGCCGCCAGAGACCTGACGCTTGGGCTTGTTGCAAGGCATAGAC